AAAAAAGGATAAATAATTGGAAATAAAAGACCAAGATATGGTTCTTGTGTCTTCTTCCACGGATGTGTTATCTTCGCCTGCACAGGCCAGTGTTCCTGTGACGACTAAGAATCCGAAGGGTGCCGGCAGACCGAAGAAGACTGCAATCGAAGCCAAGAAGAAAAGAGAACTTCGTGGCAGACCTCCTGGTGAAGCAGCACGCATAAGAGAATTTCATGCGAGGCTTCTCACCACCAAAGGTGACCACATCATTGAGACTATCATCAAGAAAGCCTTGGACCCTACCGATAAGGACCAGGCAGCGATGCTCAAGATGTGTGCTGATAGATTGTTACCGTTGTCTTACTTTGAAAAGGATAAGACTGGTGGTAAGTCTGGCATCACTATCAACATCAGCGGCATTGCTGATACAAAGATAGAAGCAGATGACATTATTGACGCTGAGGATGTAGACTTTGAATCTAGAGATTAAGTTACTTCCTTGGCAGCAGCAAGTATGGAACGATGATACTCGTTTCAAAGTAGTTGCTGCAGGCCGTAGAACTGGTAAAAGTAGACTAGCAGCATGGATGCTCATAGTCGAGGCATTACAGACCAATAAAGGTCATGTCTGGTATGTAGCACCAACGCAAGGCCAAGCCAGGGATATTATGTGGCTTACGTTATTGGAACTTGGTCATCCAGTCATTGAATCTAGTCATGTGAATAATATGCAGATTCGTCTGGTCAACGGTGCACAGATTAGCCTTAAAGGTGCAGACAGACCAGAGACAATGCGTGGTGTATCGTTAAAGTTTGTTGTGTTAGATGAATACGCAGACATGAAGCCTGCTGTGTTTGAACAGATTCTTAGACCAGCACTGGCAGACTTAAAAGGTAAGGCATTATTTATTGGTACGCCGATGGGACGTAATCATTTCTATGACTTATATCAATATGGCTTAGAAGACAAAGATGAAGATTACAAATCCTGGCACTTCACCAGTTTTGATAACCCATTGCTGGACCCAAAAGAAATTGAAACAGCAAAGAAAAGTATGTCCAGTTTTGCTTTTAGGACCGAGTTCTTGGCCTCCTTTGAAGCAGCATCAGGAGGCATCTTTAAAGAAGAGTGGATCAAAGTAGATGACGAAGAGCCTGATAGTGGTCGCTACTTTGTTGCTGTTGACCTTGCTGGCTTTGAGAATGTAGCGATTGCTACCACTGCTAAGAAAAAGAGATTAGATAGAAGTGCCATCGCTGTAGTAAAAGTAACTACAGATGGCTGGTGGGTTGCCAGTGTTGAGTATGGTAGATGGGACATTAAAGAGACTGCACAAAGGATATTTGATGTGGTCAGAGACTATGAACCTGTCTGCATCGGTATTGAGCGTGGTGCACTAAAGAATGCAGTGTTGCCGTATCTTAGTGACTTGATGAGAAAGTATAACACCTACTTTCGTATTGAAGACCTAACACACGGTAACAAGAAAAAAGCAGATAGGATTACTTGGGCACTGCAGGGTAGGTTTGAGCATGGCAAGATTGTGCTAAACGAGGCTGACTGGAATGGAGAACTCATAGATGAACTCCTTAACTTTCCCAACAGCCAAGTACACGATGACCTAATCGATGCACTTAGTTACATTGACCAGATTGCTATCGCTGAGTATGTCAGTGATTATGAAGAAGAAGAATTTGTTCCCATGGACCCAATAGCGGCTTATTAGGAGACTAAAGATGTATATGATGATGAATAACACTGAGGACTTTGTGCCTCTTAACTGGGATACGCTAGTTAAGAACCCTGATGTCTTTGAGACTATCAAAGAAGAGATGGAGAAGAAGTTTAGTGCAGAGTGTCTCATGACTATCATCACTTCTGCTAAAGAGGCTGGCCTTAAAGATAAAGACATCTTTATGCCTGTTGAGGCTGAAGAGGAAGACTCCGAAGAAGAAGGCAAAGAGGAATACATTGATGTCTTCGGCAATAGCATCGAAAACACAGTTGAGGACTAATAATGGACGAGCAAACCTACGACAGCCGCGACAGTCAGATTACTGGTTGGGTGCTATCCCGCTGTGAGGATTGGCGTAACCAGCGAGATGAGAACTATCTAGAAGAGTGGAAAGCCTATGAGCGCCTCTGGCGTGGCATCTGGGCCGGTGAAGACCGTACCAGGGATTCTGAGCGTTCCAGGATTGTCACACCTGCCCTGCAACAAGCCATTGAGACTTCAGTGGCTGAGATTGAAGAGGCTGTCTTTGGTCGTGGTGAGAAGTTCTTTGATATTGTTGATGACATCCAAGATAAGAATCGTATTGACATCGAACAAGTCAAGAACCAGATGTATGAAGATTTTAAGAAAGAGCGTGTTCGTAAGTCTGTCTCTGATGTGATTGTGTTAGGTGCTGTGTATGGCACCGGTATTGGTGAGATTACTATCTCTGAAAAGACTGACCTAGCGCCGGCATCACGTCCTATCGTAGAGATGGGAATGACTGCTGTTGGTGTAGAAGAGCGTAACCGCTTTGTTGTTGGCCTAAAGCCAATCAATCCTAAGAACTTCTTAATTGACCCCAATGCCACTGGTATTGAAGATGCTCTTGGCTGTGCAATTGAAGAGTATGTGTCACTACACTCTGTTGTTGCAGGCATGGAGTCTGGTGTCTATAAGAAGGTTCCTAACTTTGGTCCTACCGCTGTTGACTCTGACTTAGAGCCAGTACAGGAAACCATTGAGTACCAGCAAGATAAAGTTCTTCTACTGCGTTACTACGGACTTGTGCCTAAGTTCTTAATTGAGTCTGAAGACACAGAACAAATCGTTAAAATCTTCCAAGATAAGACTGAAGAGTTTGGTACAGATGCGGCAGAGTACACAGAACTGGTAGAAGCCATCATTGTGATTGCGAATGACCAGTATCTGCTTAAGGCAGAACAGTCGCCTTACATGATGAAGGACAGACCTCTGGTAGCATTTCAGTATGACTCTATGCCCAATCGCTTCTGGGGCCGTGGCATCGCTGAGAAAGGCTATAACTGTCAGAAAGCAATCGATGCACAGATTCGTGCACACCTAGATAGCCTTGCATTGACTACTGTACCGATGATGGGTATTGATGCAACCCGCCTACCTCGTGGTAGTAAGTTTGAAGTAAGACCTGGTAAGACCATTCTGACTAATGGTAACCCAAATGAAGTGCTACAAGCCTTTAAGTTTGGCACCACTGACCCAGGTAATCTACAGACTGCTGGTGAGTTTATGAAGATGTTGCTCATGGCAACCGGCACTGTGGACTCTGCTTCACTGCCAGCAGCCGGTGCAGAAGGCGGTGGACTAAATCCAGCACTGTCAGCCATCATTAAGAAGAATAAACGCACACTTGTGAACTTCCAAGAGCAGTTCTTGATTCCTTTTGTGCAGAAATCTGCCTATAGATTCATGCAGTTTGACCCAGATCGCTACCCTGCACAGGACTTTGACTTTGTGCCGGCCTCCAATCTGGGCATTATTGCTCGTGAATATGAGCAGATGCAGTTTATGAACCTCTTAAAGACGCTTGGACCTGACAGTCCTGTGGTTCCGATGGTGCTAAAAGCCATCATGGAGCACTCTAGCCTGTCTAATCGTGAGGAAATGATTCAGCAACTGGCTCAGATGATGCAGCCTAACCCACAACAACAGCAGGCACAACAGGCAGCACTGCAGTTACAACTCCAAAAGGCACAGTTAGAGATAGCAGACCTGCAGGCAGATGTGCAATTAAAGCAAGCCAAGACACAAAATGAGGCTATTGATGCTCGTTTGAAGCCTGCCGAACTACAGGCCAATATCGCTGCCAGCGCCTCCAAGTACCTCGGCAATGGTCAGGACGCTACTGGTGAGTTTGAGAGGCGTGTAAAGGTCGCTAACCTTGCTCTGAAGGAAAAAGACATCAACACCAAGAAGGAAATCGCTAATCTTCAGGTGGTTGCAGCACGTCAGAGTTAAAATACTTGACATTTTTGTTAAAAAGTGCTTGACAAAAGTGTCAACTTAGAGTATAATTGGGCTATGTCGCCAGAATTACAACAATATTATGAATATCGGTTAGAAATGATGTCAGGCACAGCCTGGAAACAACTCATTGAAGACCTAACCGAGATGCGGAGTGCTTACGAGAACATCCGCAACTGCGACAAAGATAATATAGAGTTCCGCAAAGGACAGGTAGACATCCTAGACTACTTAATTGGACTAAAGGAATTGTCTGAAACTGCTTATGAGGAACTAAATGAAGAGAATATTTGACTTTCAGTGTGCTAAAGGGCACATAACTGAAAAATATATTGATGATTCTGTTACTGTCGTGCAGTGTCCGCACTGTGGAAACGATGCTACCAGACTTATCTCTGCTCCTAAGATTAGTTTAGAAGGAAT